CCTGGTCAATCTTTTAGTCTATCCGTCATTTGCAAGCTATTAGACAGTTTAGGGGTGATGACCATCCGTCTATGGGATGTGCATAATGTAAATTTGACTCTAAGTTTAATCAATGATACGACCATCTTCCACACCGATGCCTCGGACATTTTCGCAAGATATAAGATCTTTGATGACTTCGATATGACTAATCTTATTCTTTGCGCCCCTGATAATGGAGCCTCAAATCGGGTTATGGAAATCGTCAATTTATTCGATCTTTCTATGCCCGTAAATATTGCTAAGGAAAGGTGTTCAGAATCTGGAGAAATTACTGAACTAAAATTCAATAAATATAATCGAAGCATAGACGGTTATAATGTCATGATAATTGATGACATCTGTGACGGTGGTTCTACCTTCCTAAAAGCTGCAAAAATTCTTAAGGATAACGGGGCAGAGAACTTATACCTGTACATCACCCATGGAATATTCAGCAAAGGTCTAGACGAACTTAGTCAGGTTTTCGAGCACATCATTTGCCACCATGTCCTTGATGACGATCTTTACCAATCCAATGATAAATTAACTATACTTCGGGAGGAAAAATAATGCTTCAAAATCCACTTTTCGCCATCGATTTCTATAAGGTAGACCACCGTCGTCAATACCCTGAAGGAACCACAGAAATCTATTCAAATTTTACTCCTAGATCGGTAATTCATAATCATAATTTGCTCTCAGATTTCGATAATAAAGTGGTTGTATTCGGCATTCAGCACTTCTTAATCGACTTCCTATATTCCAGATTTAAGTTTGGGTTCTTCAATAAGCCCGTGAAGGAAGTAATTGAAGCTTACAAGGACATGGTAATGACAGCACTTGGTCTGGAAGATTTCGATTGCTCGCATATTGAAGCCTTACATAACTTGGGTTATCTTCCAATCTGCATTAAGGCACTCCCCGAAGGAAGTAGATGTCCAATAGGTGTTCCGGTTCTTACTATCGTTAATACTCTTCCCGAGTTCTTCTGGCTCACTAATTACCTTGAAACCATCATTTCAGCAAGTCTCTGGAAGCCAATGACGGTCGCCACAATTGCTTTCGAATTTAAGAGACTTTTAACCCAATATGCCAGAAAGACGGGTGCAGATGAGTCTTTCATTCCCTATCAGATCCATGACTTCAGCTTTAGAGGAATGTCCGGTTGGGACGATGCAAGTATCTGTGGAGCTGCTCATCTTGCTCTCTTTCAAGGCACCGATTCAATAAGTGCAATCGACTTAGCCAATCGAATGTACTTTGCTGCGGAAACGGTAAGCTGCGTTGGATCAAGTGTTCCTGCTACTGAGCACAGTGTAATGTGCTGCAATGGCATAGATGGAGAATATGCTACAATCAAGAGATTAATCACAGAAGTCTATCCCGAAGGCATTGTGTCGATTGTAGCGGATAGCTATAACTTTTGGGAGGTTCTTGATGTCATCCTGCCGAGCCTTTACAAGGAAATTATGTCTCGTTCTGGCAAGGTTGTTATTCGCCCTGACAGTGGTAATCCCGTCGGTATTATTTGCGGGGATTTCTTTGCAGCGGAAGGAACTCCGGCTAATAGGGGTGCGCTCAGAATGCTTTGGGACACCTTTGGAGGCTCAATCAATCCAGAGGGATATAAAGTGCTTTCCCCGCGCATTGGGCTTATCTATGGGGATAGCATCACGGTGGATCGTGCGAGATTAATCCTACAAATTATGGAAGAGATGAAATTCGCTTCAAGTAATATTGTCTTCGGGGTTGGTAGCTTCAGCTATCAATATGTCACTAGAGATACATTCGGGTTTGCGATGAAAGCGACCAGTGCGGTAATTAATGGTGAGCGTCGCACAATCTTCAAGAATCCTAAAACTGATAATGGTAAGAAGAAGTCTGCTAAAGGGTTGCTGATGGTTGGACTTGACCTTGAAACCGGAAGTTACACATTGTCTGAAGATGTCTCAGCATATACCGAAAAGGATGGATTCTTGCAAATAGTTTATAATAATGGGATTATGGAGAATTGCACAGATTTATGCGAAATTAGACATAATCTTGATGCAGAATTAGAAGACAAATTAGGAATTTAAATGATTTTCAGCAATGATGGCCGAGTAAATTTTGAAGATCTAAGAGATTATGAATTCCTTAGGAAGTGCGAAGACTTATTTAGAGCTTACTGCGGAGAAAATGAAGCATTAAAAGGAAAACTTTTCAAAAATTTCTTAAAATCATTTGAAGAAGAAAGCTTAAATGAATAGAAGTTAAGAGGGCATCCTGCCCTAAAATATGGCTAACGTGTGAAAGTTTTGCCGACCCGATCACGTTAAATTTGTTCCACTCTATAGAACAGGATAATTATATCATGATTACCAACTTTAATGAACAGTTAGCAACAGATTTAAATGAAATTGAAGTTCCCGTCTTTATCGAAAACTTAGCGTACTGGATCCGAAAGAACGCAGCTAATGAAAAACATCTTCACGAAGGACGTTACTGGTCTTACAATTCTTACCCCGCTTTTAGGAAACTTTATCCTTTCTGGTCTGAGCAAACCATCCGCAGAATTATCAAACGTGCTGTGAAAGCAGATCTGCTCATTATTGGAAATTTTAATAAGAAAAAATTCGACAATACGAACTGGTACACCTTGACAGATAAGGCTTTGGCATACTTCCCTGCATTGTCTGGTCTGGTTTTGTACACCCCTGTCGAAATCGACAGACGATCTGTCGAAATCGACAGACCTATACCAAAAGACCTAACTACAAGTAATATTATAAATAATATTACTAGCAAACCCAGCAGCAGCAAGGAAAAACCCCAAAAATCAAAGGCGTTAATGGAGGAGATGATCGCAGCCTATCGCGATGAATTCCCGGATAATCCGCAACCGCATCCCAAGGTAATTTCAACCAGTTTGCAGAAGACAATGCAGACCCTAATCAAGCGCTGGCCTGAGTTAGACCCTGGAGGGAACCCTTTAGACATCAATGCGTTCCGACGATATCTCAATCTTTTACGCACTACAGCACCTAAATTTTCCCTCGGTGAATATGTGACTGAAGATGGAAATCGGAAGAAAAATAACTTGGAAACATTCTGTCGCTGGAATACGATTGTCAAATTCTTAGAGAGTGCCTATACATGACAGAAATTAAATTTTCCCTCGAGACTGAGTACGAAGTCCTAGAAACCCTAATGCACTTTGCCGATCCAAACCATCTTCGGGTGCAAAAGGCGATGCTGAAACTCAATTCTGAATGCTTCTACAACCTGGAGAACAGAGAGATTTACGAGTTAATTAGAGATAAGTTCAATACTCAGCAACCCTTTAACTTCTTAGACATCCTTACCATGATTCCGCGCGATGATTACAATCTTCATTCAGCGTTAAAGGAAATGGTCCATAATTATTGTCAACTACATCACGGTGAAGCAAGTTTCGAGCATTATGTGGATAGATTAATTATCTTAAAGCGACTTAGAAAGCAGATACAACTTTCCGAAAGGATGATTAAGGAAGTAAATCATTGCGCTGATCCCGAAGAATCCCAGGAAATCTTAGTCAGAAGCTTAAATGAGATTTCAAATTTAAGTTATCAGGAATCCAAGTCAGGCATAAGTTCTGAGCAATTAGCAGAATCATTTTACGAAGGAAATCTTCAGCAAGACCTTATCATCCCAACCACCTGCGATCAACTTAATTCAGCATTAAACGGTGGAATAATGAGCAAAAGTTTAATCACGGTAGCTGCGGCTGCTGGAGTCGGCAAGACTGGATTTTCTCTTTATCTCTTAGACGCGATCGCAAGGAATCAGCCAGGAACTCAAAGCTTATTCTTCAGCCTGGAGATGGAATCTAAACACATCTGGATGCGTCATGTAGGAATCTGCGGTGGAAAGCAATTTGATAAGCTAGATAAGGATCAGCGCTTAGAGGCTGTTTCGAAATCCCTTTCAGTCCCAATTACAATCTACGATACAGCCACTTGTATCTCATCTTGCGATATTGATTTTATCCTGACTACTGCGCGTATGCGATCCCTTGAGAAACCTATCTCCGTAATCGTTGTTGATTATCTAGGGTTGGTAGAAAATCGTGGAAAATTTGAACGCAATGACTTGAAGCAGGCGGATAATACTTCGAAGCTAGCTAAGTTAGCATTGGAACTGAATTGCATAGTGATCGCCTTATCCCAAGTTAATCGGGGAGCAGCGCAGCGAGCAAAGGACGATCAATGCCCTTGGCCCCAAGACGCAGCTGATTCAAGCGGTTCTCATCGTAGTTCAACCCTATGGCTAGGTATAGACAGACCAGAATTATATCAAGACGATCTACATTACCGAAACCAGTTCGTAGTAAAGTGTCGCAAGAATCGCTTTGGAGGCACTTTTGAATTAATTTTAGCCTTCAATGAAGGAACTTTCGCTGAAGTTAGTCATGGATGGTTTAAAAAGCCTAGCAAGATAGCTAAATCTCCTGAGGAAGCCTTATTTTCTCCTCTTGGGAAAGACTTTAACGAAGTGGAATAGGATGGCCAGGGAAAATTTTTATCTCTTCCCTAGAACGCGCGTAGGAGGTTTTAGGGAAATAGTTAGAATTTAAGGTTCGATGGAGATGGAGGAAGCAACCCATTTTCTAGAAAATTTGTCTGTGATTGAACTTTCTGTGGAAATTCAGAGATAATTTGTCCAATTTCACGTCTATTAGGGATTGATGGAGGAGAATTCCCGGCTAAGAAAGTTGGCTTCAAAGAATTCTTACCTGCTAATGGCTGTTCTAATTCCTTTAACTCCTTATCTGCAATAAATCCTAAATAGCGTTCAAGTTCGGTGATTCTATGACACAAGTAAGTTCCTTGAGAATGTAAGCGGTAACAGAATATGCACGGTTCCCTAATAAATTCCTTACTATGACCACCTTGGCGCAAGTAAGCAATTTCATCTTCAACCTGTGATCTAAGTAATTTTATGTAAGATTTCTTAAACTGTTGCATTATTTAGCATCCTCTCGATAAAAGCATTGAATTCAAGCTGTACGGCTCTTAAATCCCTTTGTGCGTTGGTGCCGTTTTCCTTAAGCGACTCATGGAAGACCTTGTCGCATATATGCAATAGGTTACTAGTCAAAGCGCAAACTATCCCACCAAGCGCCCAAAGTACTTCCTGGTTGGGGCTGCCAATCTTCCCCAAGTCGCGCTTCAAATTCTTTAAGGTCTCGATTGAGTAATCGCAAGATCCCATAATTGTACGTTTTTGATTCATTGTAGATCATCCTTATCATACGCGATTGAATGTAGACTTGGATTATTAGCACCAAGTCCCATTACTTTCAAGCAGCTTTCAACCTCGAAGAGACACAACTTTAAATTCTCTTGCTGGAATTCATAGATCTCACTAAAAGTTATTGTTTGGGTCCCGGTTTCTTGCACTAGCTTTGCAATGTTTCTTCGCATAAGCTTTAAGAATTGGCAGATAGTAGCCTTTAATGCTTCCCCAACTGTGTCTTCCAAGCTTGAAGTACAGTCGAGAAAGTTTTGAATAAAGTCTGCATTCTCTTTCCTGATTTGATAGATTATTTCCATGTCATTAGCTTCCATTCTTTCCCTTTCTTATCCATTCATTGATTTTGACATCTTTCTTGCAATCTGGACATGTTATAGCCGACCATTCAAAATGACTTACCCTAGACCACATTTCACAATGCGGGCATGTAATTATATGCCCAAGGTTCATTTCATCTGCCCAAGCTTTAAATTGATGCATTAGCTTTTCTCTCCTGTAACTTTCTCTACTTTCTCTTAATTTCATCTAAACCCCTAAGTATTTTAAAATTATTGGAATTATAATGCCGGTTAATAATAGCATTATCCCGGCATTCATCTTGCTGTTAATCTGCTTGGTAAGTTCTTCAAGCATTCTGATTCTAATTTCGTGATCTATGACATCCTTTTCTAACATAATTTTTCCCTTTAAAACGCGCCGAACGCTTTGGCTAAGACAGCGCTGCCGATAACCCCGTATATACCGAGGATTAATCCGATAAGTAAATGGAATTGGCTTTTCATGTCTTGTCGAATTTCAGCTATTTGACTTTTCACCGCCGACTGCATATCGCTAATTGTCCTTAAAATTCCTTCATTTGTATTTTTTAATAACTCTATGTCTAATTGCTCTTGTGTGTACATGATTATCCCCTTGAATCCTTAATGCTAGGTATAAAGCAGTTCATAAAGTGTTCTAGCGCAATGTGGCCAATAATATTCAGCTAATCTGTTTTCCGCATCGGGATAATAAGATTGTTCCTTTAATTCTGCCTTTATCCATTGCATTATGTCATAATCAGCGAAAGGAATTTCAACTGTACTGCATAATCCTTGCAGCCAGTCTTGAAGATGCCGTTGTATAAGGTACTTATCTCCTTTAAAACCGTTTTGTAGCATTTCGCTTTCGAATATGTGCTTAACCTGTGTTAAGCGCTCTACTGTAGTCCCCTTAATCTCGGGGTTAATGGAATTAATTAATAATGTTTGATACTTTTTCATTCGATTGCCCTCTTATTTGCTTAAAGTTTTAGAATCTTGTATACCGGCTATGTATGCATTAATCCAGTTGTATATGTCTTTCTTGCTAGCATACCCAATACGTGAAATATCTTGTACTCCTCCCGATTCATTATCGATTCGGTAAAGGGCGCATCCCCCATAAGCTTGGCTTAGATGATAATTTCCTATATTGGCAGATAACTTGCTGTCTATCTTGTTGTAGGTAGTGTCGGGGCTTCCTGTAATCTTATTTAAGTAACTTATTCTTGCTTCAATATCTTTGATTGATATTCTGGTCATTGCATTGTCCTCTTAAAGTTAAATTGCATAAGTCTTGGATTTAGATATTAAGCGCTTATTCAAAGGGCAGTAATAGCTATGGCATACGTAAATTGATTTAAGTGGTAAAGCACAGGATTTAATGTACTTTCTAAATCTTAGCCTATTAAGTAGTCTTATCATTTTTTTGTCCTCTTTGTCGTTAAGATGAGGATAGTATACTAACCCCCGGTTTAACTTGCAAGTACTTTTTCAAGAATTTTCGCATTATTTTGAAATTATTTTCGAAGTACGCTATAGTAGAATAAGATTTTAACGGATTGGGTTGAAGAATGGACGAAAAGCTGGTTACATGCCCTACATGCAAAGGGGCTAGAGAGATGATGAAACTTGGTGGAATGGTTGGGAAGTGTAATCTTTGCGCTGGTGTAGGGAAGATTAAGGAGATTGACTTGCCTAAGCCTAGGATAATCGAGCCAGTTGAAAATGTGACAGAAGTTGTTCAAAGGGTTGGAGAAGCTATCCCCTGGACTGGCACAAGTACTAAGCCGGTTGAAGCAAAGCCCATTGAACCCGTTCAAGTTCCACAACCCATCGAGACTACAATAAAGGTTGAGCGCAAAAAGGCTTTATATAAGCGCAAGACTGGTTGATAAGGATATGCAATCATGACTATAGATAATCGACATGAGCCAACGGCAGCTTTGAGACAAAGAGTTTGTGACCTTGTCATGTCCGGTGCGCCTCATCATATCATATGTGAAATATTAGATCTTAACGATGATACCTTAAGAAAGCACTATAGCAAGGAATTGAAGACGGCTAAAACTGTAGCCATTGAGCGAATAGGAAAGACTGTTTATCAACAGGCACTTGAAGGTGATGGGAAAGCTCAAGCGCTGTATCTTAAGACACAAGGTTCTTCACATGGTTGGGTTGAGCGTCAAGTTGTTGAAACTGTGAGTAGTGATGAAACTCAAGCTCTTCGGGATAAGGTTAAAGAGCTCGAGGGGAAGTTTGATAAGGACTATTAATGCCCATAAGATATGACTTTCATAGACACTCTATAATAGAGTCCGCTTGGCAGGTCTAGGATAAAAGCTTGTAAATACTGGGTCTGCTCATATTTAGTGCCCTACTTATTTCGCTGATATTTAGTCCTTTTTTACTTAAATTTATTGCTTCGTCTCTTTTGGAATAGTCTAATTTTGGTCTTCCTAAATGCTTTCCTTTTTTCTTTGCACTTTCGATTCCTTCGCGTTGACGCTTTCTTGTAACTGATCTTTCGAATTGGGCGAAAGTGGTTAAGAGTTGTAGCATCATGGTTGAGATTGGATTCTCCTCGCTAGTAAAGGTTAAGCGTTCAGTGTGGAATATAATAGTAATGCCCCTAGTTACTAAACCGCTTACAAGCTCCTCCATGTCACGCAAGCTTCGGGATAGTCTATCTATACTATGTATATGTAAAGTATCGCCAGCGCGAATATAGCTAAGGCAAGCGTTGAGTTGCGGTCTATCCTTCGATGCACCGCTTAGCTTGTCTACGAAGCGCTTGTCTAACTGTATGCCGTCAAGCTGTCGGTCTGTGTTCTGGCCTTCGCTTGATACTCTTATGTACCCAATTGATTCACTCATTATATATAGTCCTCTTGTAGTTAAAGAGGGCGATCTTATATTACCTTTACTGCAATTGTCAACAAAGATTATGTAATTAATTTACTACATATAATTAAGGATAGATAAGCAGGTGAAGCGAGGAATGACCCAAAGCTATAGCTTTACTACAGGATAAATATTAATTAAATAATAGTTGACAGATTAAACCGGGTTAGATATCATAGGCCATGGTTAGGGATTGATGCTCTACTCCATGCAAGCCCAACGTAGCTTGCTAGCTCTACCGAGGGCTAGCCCCTTCCTCAAGGGTTCATAAGGGGGTATGCCCCGCAAAACAGGCCCCGCCATGATAGGACTGGGACCCTCCATATCCACCAGCCATACCATTTTCAAAACCAATGATTAAATTTAAAGCATCCATCTACACCATTCAAACCAATCCCAAAAGTGTTGCTAAAATTTCAATCATATTTCTAATATAACTTAATATAAAGATAGCAAGCAAAATTAGAATCCAAAAGCAATCCCAAAATAATTTTAAATCTAAACCCCTATTACGGCTACCACCTGAGTTCAAAATATTTACACAAGAATAAAATTTCCCCAAAATATTATTTCCAGACCATCTAGAGAACATCCTCGAAATGGTTTACTATCTACCCCAAATATTTTCACAAAAATTTTCAAAAAGGGGAAAATCTTGGATAACATAGAATGGCAAAACTTATTCAGACCAATAGTAGATGCCATAGACAGGCTAACTGATGAAGTAAAGCTACATAATAATAGTATGCGAAACCTAACTGCTGAAATAGTTTGCCTCAATGGAATCCAATTCGAACTTCTTAAACACTTACGAGATCTGCCTAAATGACAGACCCAGAAAACCAAAACGAGAATATAAATATCACGCAAGCAAGAGAAAGCCTAAAGCATCATATAGAATTATATAAATCCTTATTAGACAATATCGATAAAGGGAAAGAGCCATTACTAAGCCGCTCAGTCTGGGCCTCCTGGTGCTTATATAGATATATCCAAGACAGATTACTAGATGATATAGAAAAGGCAGGAAGAGAACATGGCAGAAAGAATTAAATCCCCAGAAGACTTCAAAGAAGCAGCCAAAGCAAATGGCATCAGCAAAGTAGATTCCCACAATTGCAGCATTTGTGGTTACACAGTAGGATACCAATTCAGTCCAAATTATGAAGAAGTCAAATTCGATCATGGCTGCGACTGCACGGGAAGATACATCAAATCCCCAAGAACCTGGCAATATGTAGCAGATGATTATAATAGACAGTCCAGTGAAAAGGTAATTGCTGAGATGAATAAGTTCTGGGGGTTTGAATAATGACCCAAGCAATTAAGTTAACGATAACAAATTTTGATCCCATCGAAAACTATGTATCTGATGCAGAATTCATAAGCGAAGAGCAAATCTTCATAGATGACAAGGAGAAGAATGCCTATACCAAGTGCTCAGAATATCTTGCAAGCTGTACGTTTAAGCCATTCCTTGGCTACAATCTAGAAGTCTACCCAAAGATTCAAGTGGAAAGAATATGGATGAAATAACCGGCACTGTAGACTTCCTAATGGAACCAAGATTTTCATGCACCCTCCATCCGCTGAAATTGGTAATAGTCCAAGAAGATCCATTACTAGTTAAATTTGTTTGCGAAGAATGTGAGAAGGTAAAAGTAATTGACGGGAAGTTCCATATTATAGACATCTAATTCAGTCCGAAATTAATCTTCCTTACCCTGTAAACTCAGCAACCATTTTAGATCTGAATTCTGACAATCTTTAATATGCTGTATAGTTTCCGCATCCTCCCCACAATCACATTCCGTAAGTTCGCCAATCGAATCAAGCATTCCAGTTATAGCCTCTTCCTTGGTCAAATAGCAATCCTGGGAATAGAAGGTATAAGTATTGCATTCATCCTCAGCAACCAGTCTTTGAACTTCTTTCTTCCCATCGTAACTGCAATTCAAGGAAAGAACTTTCACCTGCAATAGGGATTCTCCCATGAAGGTAAATACTATATCTCCGGGATTAATTTCTGCCATCTTATATATCCTTATATAAAGTTTCCCCATAAATCCAGCTTTCTTCTATCCCAACCGACTTTCCCTTAAAATTTTAGCCTAAACTTGGTTGAGGATTTTAATATACTACTATATTTTCAAGAAAATTCTATGTATACTTAACTCAGGGTTTAGATAAGAGGTAATTATGGAAGCAATAATCGTACCAAAGGAAGCTAAACTAGAATGGTGCAATACGTGGTCCCTAAAGACTCATTCCTGGGAAACTGTTATAGGATACGGTAATGAGAATGGGATGAACCTATTTCATCGTTGCAAGTTCTGCGGAGAAGAGCAGGAATTGACTCTTCAGGTTTCATCAGATCCAATTATTAAGGTTACATGGGGCAATAGGAATGTATAGAGATGAATATTGCGAAACTTGCGGAATAAATATTTCTATGGGAATTTGTAATTGCCCAAAGGGATTAATGGTAACTAGGTATCAATTAGCACCAGGTACTCAAGGAATTTCCATCCCTCTAAGTGAATTGCAGGAAAAGTTTTTATCAGGTTGCTTCCAAACCTCAAACCTACAATCTAAGAAGAAGCTATTACTACTAAGGAGAGCAAAATGAATATAATGAAGTATAAAGATGTTCTAGTATTGACCAAGGAGAAGATCCAAGAAGCAATGGCACTTCTACGAGCAAGAGAAATGCGTAAGAAAGGAGAATTAGAAATCTGTAGGCTTCAAAGTCTAATAGCAGAGAAAGAACAGAAGATTCAGGAGTGCGCTTCTATCTACCCCGTT